ATGATGAAAAAAAGTATTCTGGCGTTTCTGTTACTCACCAGTTCGGCAGCGGCGTTGGCGGCTCCGCAGGTGATTACCGTCAGCCGTTTTGAAATGGGTAAAGACAAATGGGCGTTTAATCGCGAAGAGGTGATGCTGACCTGTCGTCCGGGCAATGCTTTGTATGTCATTAACCCAAGTACCCTGGTGCAGTATCCTTTAAACGATATCGCACAAAAGGAAGTAGCCAGCGGGAAGACTAAAGCCCAGCCCATTTCGGTGATCCAGATTGATGATCCCAATAAACCAGGTGAAAAAGTGAGTCTGGCACCGTTTATTGAAAGAGCTGAGAGACTCTGTTAATTATCTATAGTAATTTTTTGATTTTAAATAAAAAACCGCCCGGGTGCTTTCACCAGAACGGGCGGTTTTTAACATTTTAGAGGATGATAAACGCGCTTTTTTTCTGACCACTTTACGCGCGGACTGGAAAACCTGGCGTCGTCATCTATTCTTAAAAGGCAAGGCAACTAAGCCTGCATTAATGCCAACTTTTAGCGCACGGCTCTCTCCCAAGAGCCATTTCCCTGGACCGAATACAGGAATCGTATTCGGTCTTTTTTTAATAGCATTTGAAATCAATTAGTTACAAATATTTCCCCGAAATTCCCCGAAATTTACTCGAATTTCTGTATTCCGGTCTTTTTTGGTTATATCACAACCAAAATACATTTAACAATCCATTTACGTTAAAATCAGAGCAGTAAGTACGTTTTTTCTCTCTCATCAAGATACATTTTTGTTGTCTTCTCCGATGTGTGGCCAAGTAGACGTTGAGCAAATTCTTCCCCACATGTTTCTTTGTACAATCGTCCAGCCAGGCTTCTGATCTCGTGAAAAGTTGGTGGGTTTTCACTGAACTGGATACCTGTTAATTTTCTGGCTGCGACAAATTTTTTTGTCAGGCCGTCCGGGTGAATGCTGCCGTCAGGGCTGTTTTTTCTAATTCCGGCACTGATTAGATAATCCCCCCGACTTACCATGCGGCACCGTTCAACTACTGCACCAAGCCGTAAACCAGCGACCGGAAGGCTGAGTGACAGGGGGATAGCAATCATCATTCCTGTCTTAATTTGCCTGATGTGGAGACGATCATCATAAATATCACTGAACCGCATATTCGTTATGTCTTCGCGACGTTGTCCTGTTACAAGGGCTAAGTCCATAGCTAATGGGAACCATGTCGGAAGTTGATCTGCTGCCTCCCTGATGCAGTTGTATGTCTTTAGTTTCAGCCGTTCTCTTGTAACTACTATTTTCGGTGCTCTTGTTGGCGTTACTGGATTTTGAGATATACGCCCTTCAACAATGGCTTCGCGGAACATATCAGATAACACAGAACGCATTGATCCTGCCATCGTGTTTTTCCCTCCTTCAATCCACAAATCAAGAAACTCGGCAATATGGCGAGTGGTTATTTCTGTCAGTAAAATCCCTCCTAATTTTTCTTTTATTGTTTCCAGTTGATTTCCCCGAATTTTATAAGTATTTCTGGACACTTTTCTCCTTATAAGAATCGTTTTGTAACGTTCAATCCAGTCTGCCATAGTAAATGAGTCGAACCCTTTAAGTTTTTCAATTAAGGCAGCAGGAGAGTAGTTTTTGTATATATAATGATTTGCTTCAATTGCCTGCGCGATTGCATCTCTTCTTGAAATTTTACCTAGTGTAAATTCTTCTTTCGTCAGAGGGTTGCGCCAGTAATATGCTTTGTCCCTCCTTCGATATGTTAAGTTCCTAGGCAAATTGGGATCGTATTTTTTCCGCTGCATGTTTTAACTTCTCCAGTAACGGACTGTCTCTCCCTTGTCGCCCATTAGGCTGATGGTGTGTTATATCGGTATCAACCTTATTTGGGTTGATATAGAAAGCCTCCGGAACCACCCTGTAACTCCTCCCGTGTAGTTCAGGTGCAGGATAAATGTTTCCATTCCTTGCCCATCGTCTCAGCGTTGATATTGATGGTGGGTTATCCGGATATCTGAGTTTTCCCCACGTTTTGAGTGTCACAAGATTCATTGCCATACCTCTTACGATATGACCGCCAGTAAATATACAGAATACTGGCGGACGTGATTGATTTTTAATAATCAGCTATGAAGTTATAATTTGGATATAATGCAACTCACGAGGGCAGAAGTTTCTCGCAATTAAAATTTATCAGCTTTACTTTCTGCTCTCTGGAAACGCCTGCTTCTTTTTTTCCCGAGAGCATTTTTTCGCATTCCGATTTGGTTAACTTTGTTTTTGAGTACCTTGTCCAGTTAGTAGGAGTGCCACCTTCCTTTTCAATAGTGGCGGTAACTTTATACATGAACACCTCCATTATTATTTCCAGTGGTTCGTTTATTCCATCGTTCGAGTGCTTCTTTTTCACTTCCACCATAGCCGGTTCGGGATTCGCATCCGTTGCATTTTGCCCGGTAATATCCTGAAATGTCTTTCACCGTTACTGATGGACAACCACAAAACGGACATGGTTTAACATCGTCATATCTCAAAGTTTTTGTCATAAAAACTATCTCACGTTGGCGGTGCATTACACCGCCAGGCTGGATTATTCTTCTGGATTATCGATTACACTGTATTCCCCGGCTATAACCGATATGTCGTCTGGATTAATTGTTTCCACCTCTTTTCCATCCATCGATACTGCACGCTGGATTTCAATAGATACCGGCAGATACTTGAACAGTTTTCGTATCACTGTCTTTTTGGCCATGTCTTCAAAGTGTTCATCCCAGATGGACGACGCCCCTTTTGACGCTGCGTTTTTTGCCGCCTTGCTGTGTGTGTCGCGAACTTTTTCTACTTGTTTGCGGGTCATGACTTCAAACTGCACTCCTCCGTCTTTCAGTTTTGCAACAGCATAGACATGGGTTATAGGGGCATCTTCGTTTTCACCGGGACGATGAACCAGTTTTTCATCAAGGCCAAGTTCATAGCTGAATTCATCACATTCACGGACAACACGAGCTGACAGACTGATGATTTGACCTGATCGACGGGCAAGGTCGATCATGCCGCGATAACCGATGATCAGCTGTACGTTCTTCTTACCGTTTTTTGCTTTTCCGTTGCCGAACGGTAGCAGATATGCATGACCGAGGGCGCTACCTGGCTCAAGTCCGAGCTGTGAACACTGTACGATGGCACCGATAAAACTCGTCGAGTCACAGTTTCTTAGTTCCGGTACTTTACGGATTTCTGTTGTAGCAATGCGGATCATGCGTTCCGCTGTCATGTGACGTGGCAGAGCTGCTGCCAGTTGCGCTTTCATTGCCGGGCTGTTAATCACGCACAGCACATCCTTATCGTTAACTGCTGCTGGTGCACGGTTTCCCTGAGTTTTTTGCAGATCGGCTTTTGCGATAGGTGGTTGCTTAGTCATTTGCATACTCCTTAGCCCAGCGGGGCAGTGATAACGTCTTAATAGCTGGCCATTCATCGGTATTTAGGCAGTCAGCCAGGGTCCGCAGATTGCGGTGATATTCCTGCTGGCCTGCCAGTTTTGCTTCTTCGCCCATCATGAAAATCTCAACCGGATAACGTCCGCATTCAACAGTTGTGCTGGCAACCAGAAAAACGAAAGTTGGCTGCACACCAAACTGTGCTTCATAACCGTCACTGTAGAATGCATCCTGAACGTGATAGCGGTAGTCGTAATAAGCCGTTTTGAATCGTTGAATATCCGCTGTGGTTTTCACGTCCATGATCCAGTGAAATTCAGGAATAATTTTGTCCGGACGGCACCGACACAAAATTCCTGTTTCCGGATCTTCCCAGTAAATTGATGATTCAGCGTGTCCGGCGCTTTCAACAAGCCATTGCCCCAGCGGCAAAGCCATAACGCTTTGATACATGAGTTCAATTTTCCGGCCTTCTTCCGCAGTGATAACCGTTTTTCCTGTGCTTGCGCATTCCATCAGAAACGCTTTCTCTTCTTCTTTTCCGGCGTTTGTACGGCGGTTAAATTCAGGTGCTACGATAAAGCGGTTACTGAATTCTTCCGGTTCAAGTACCCGGCAGTGGAAAGCGGTTCCTAAATCGAGCGTTTTTGTCTTTGTAGTGTCCACGGGGGCATTTTTACGCCACAAATACAGTGCCGGAGTATCAGCAATGTCATCGAGCTGAGACTTACTGACACCGGGACCCGCGTGGTAATTCTCATTCGAAATTCCGTAATAAATACCTGGCTCTATGTCTTCTACGATTACGGGATCTGCGACTTCGCCAGTTTCATCACTGCAATCGCGATGCGGATCGCTGCCAGCATTCTCATTGTGCGGATGTTCAGCGCCTTCCATTTCCTCCGGATCTTTTTCCTTAGCTTCAACCTGATTCTCTTCACCGAATGTTTCCTGGTATGTTGCGTCGCCCATCACCGCACCACAGTCAGGGCAGTTATCCCCGCCAGTCTGACCGCAGGCATTGCAGACTATTTCCGGTTCCTGTTGCACTACTGGCTCAGGTTGTTTCGCATCCGGGCTGATTTTTTCCGTTTCTGGCTGGTTCTGGTACACAGAATCGCGAGTCTGGATCCCCTTAACCCATTTCGGATCGTTCGGGTCGCTAATTCCGTCAACAAATTCACCACGTGATGCAGCAAGCAATTTATC